AATTCTTTGGAGGACTCTTGATGTTGGCCGCTCTCATCATTGTCCTCGTTTTCTTTAAAAGAAACGTGTTCGATGACAGAGTAGCTGACGCAATTGTCTCTTCAAAGGAGGTAATCCATACCCTTGACGTTTCAGATCCGACCATGCAAATGATCGGCTATGAACCGTATTGGGAATCTATTTTCCTATTGGAGGATGGGGGTTTATCTGCGGTATCGAAACCGCTGAAGGTCTAAGTCCCTATGGATACTATCATTAACCAACAAAGGGATGCCGACAGTACTTACACGTTTACAGATCCAGCCAATGGCCAGGTCTCATACGTGACAATTACTGCACCGGCGCTCCCTGCTCAAGGATCGTTCACGAAAGAATCCGATTCGTTTACGGAGTTTCGACTCCCATACGGAAAGAAATCTTTCAAGGCGATCAAAAAGGCTGGCTTGATTAGTATGACGCCACATCGGGTAATCTCCGAAAGAGTTGAAAACTTTATCGGAGGGGTTCCCTTTAAGGCGGTTACCATTGGGCTCCCTCGCAGCTTAGGCAGTGTGTGCTACGCATGGTATGGTCAACAGAATAAGATAACCAGCTGGACAGAACAGGGCGATTTTCGCTACTGGTCTAACCGGTTACCTCCTATTGAACATCGCATGCTGAACACGTTTCCTGACCTAACTTCTGCTGTGAGGTCCACTCAGTCGTCTGCCGTAGCCGCCTTTAAAAGCGGTTACGATTTGTTGACGGAATTGGCAGAAGGTCGTGAGACCTTGGCCTTTCTCGCCTCGACAAGTAGGACGGCTAATGATCTTCTTGCTCGCTTCTTTTCAGAAGTTGAGCCTGAAGCTCTCAAACGAGCTACTAAGGGTGGTTACACCCCTAAAAAACTAGCACGCCATGCTGATAAAGCAATGCGTCTGGTTGGCTCGAAGTGGATGGCTTATCGCTATGCGATCATGCCCCTTTTCTATTCCTTTCAGGATGTGAAAAAGCTGGTTGAAAAGCGTGGCCTCCTCTTTCAGACTTATCGGCAACGAGAGCAGTTTACTTTAACGCCAGGTTCCCTTCCTTCGGTTGGGAATCTTGGTCCGTTATTGTATACAACTCTCTCGGGTACGATCGAAGTACGATCTACAGTAAAAGCCGGTTATTCGAAAGAGGGCCTTCAGAGCTTCGTTGCGAATCAGATTGCGTTCAACCCGGTGGCAACAGCCTACGAGTTGATTCCATTGAGTTTTGTCTTTGATTGGATAGTGAATATGGGTGACTTTATTGTCTCTCATACTTCACTTGACTTTTCTCAGCAAAGCGCAATGTGCACTACGATACGCACGAAGGTCACTGAGGAAACTTCGATCATGGTTGACAGGTTGGAACGAACCGTGAGAACGGCCGGGGGTACAGGCGAACCTTGTATCCCAACTCCAACTGAATTCTATTACGATTACGATCGTAATAGGGATGCTTTGCTTCGTAAGAAGCATTACAACAACTATGAACGTTTCCTCTTCACCTCCGCTGATGTGAAACTCTCGCTGAATTCATCTATGATGAATTGGAAGCGTTGGGTTGATGCAGCAGTTCTCTCTCACCAAAGTCTGAAAAACCTTCTTAGGAAGGTCCTCAAATAGGAGCATTAATATGCCTACGAGTTTGAAACTCCAGCGTCAAGACGCTAATGGCGTAACCTACGCCGCACTCACGGATCCTGACCTCACGGTCAAGTTCCGCATGGGCAGTGCAAAGAAGTCGCTCAGCGGCGTTCCTGTCGAAAACTACACAACGGAGCTCATCTATAACGATGATAACCCTGTGGTTGTTGCCGGTGTGAACGCCAATGACGCGGTTTCTGTGCGTGTCCGCGTGTCTGCCACCAAGGAGAGCGCTGCTCGAGTGAAGAATATTCTTCTCTCGATGGCGGCTCAAGTCGGTGCGTGGTCCGACGAGGGTGTCTTCATCG